CGCCGCCAACATCGTCGGCCTCCTCGCCGCCCTAGTGCTCGCGGTGACGTTTGGCTGGGCGGTGGTGAGGCGATGAGCGATTACGCCAAGCGCCTAGAACGCGTCCTCGCCAAGGCTGAGTTCGGCGATCCCGTGAAAGTGCACCGCGACGACACCGGGGCATGGGTAACACGCTTCGGTCCTGTCGTTCGTGCGACCACAGTGGGTGAAGCAGGGCTGGGTGTTGGCCCGGTGGTTCTGTTCCGCCGCGATCCGGACCGGCGACCTCTCAGGATCTACGGCACACCGCCGGGTGTTGAGCATGTGAGCACCGAGCTGCGGTTTGACGACAACAACCGCTTGTACCTCGCGGCGACGGCCGACAACGGCATGTGGGTGTGGCAGTTACACAGAGCCGCGGAGGGTTGCTCGCTGGCACGAGGCAATCCGATGTTCGTCGGCGTCTGGAGAGATTGAGATGACCACCACCACCCCACCACCCCCACCACCCAAGCCTCAACCCACCACCCTCGACCTGATGCTGTCATTCCGCCAACGACGCCGCACGAGACGATCTGGGTGGGGGAAGCGATGATCACGTATTGCGGTGGCTCTGATCGGCCTGCGGAGGTCGGCACAGCGCGAGGACGCAACTCGGACTATCCAGGCGTTGGGAAGTGTCGAGTGTGTGGCCAGGACTTCAAGTTGCGGTGGGCCGACGGTCTCATTCGCAAGCACCGGCCCCTCGGGAGGAAGTTGTCATGAACGATCGAGACTGGACAGCTCAAGCCGCATGCCGAGGTGCAGACCCCGAGCTGTTCTTTCCGGAGCGCGGCAAAGACCCACGCATCAAGCAGGCGTATGCGTTCTGCGAGCGGTGCCCAGTACCAGACGAGTGCGCGGTCTATGCGCAGGAAACGGGCAGCGAGTACGGCATCTGGGGCGGTCAGCTTCAAGGCCACGATGTGCGACTCAAGCGCGCACCGAGGAAAGTCGACGAAACCCGCGAGTTGCAACCGTGCGGCACTCCAGCGGCCTACATGCGACACCGCGCGCACGGTGAGTTGCCCTGCTTGCCATGCCGAGTCGCCAACTCGCACGCATCCGCCGAACGGAAGCGGAAATGGCGAGCGAGGAAAGAGGGCGCAGTGACAGACCCGGCGCGCGATGACAACGAGAGGATTCTGGAGATGCTGGAAGAGGTGGACGGGTGATGCCGCAACGGATTCAACGGAAGCGAACCAAGGGCTGGAAGATGCCCGAAGGTGCGATCTACGTGGGACGGCCGACGAAGTGGGGCAACCCGTGCCATCTGCGCGGCGCCTACTACGTGATCGACGAGACCGGGCACGACCACTACTGCGCACCCGGCGAAGCACGCGGCGTCGCCGTCCGGCTGTTCCGAGAAGCGCTGGTGCACGACCGACTGCCCTACACCACTGACGACCTCGACGAGCTGCGCGGCCACGACCTCGCCTGCTGGTGCCCACTCGATCAGCCCTGCCATGCTGACGTGCTGCTAGAGATAGCCAATCGTGACCGGCGGGATCTGTTGGCGCGCAATGGGAATCGGTAGGATGTGGTGATGGTGGAAGGTGTGTTCGATCCCGCAGTTGAGGCCGCCCGCACGGCGTTTCAGGATCAGTGGCCCGATCAAGATGAGTTCGATTTCGAGCACAGCACAGAGGGACGGTTCGGGGTTGCTGCGGCCAGGGAAATATTGAAGCCGATACAGGAATGGCATAAAGCTCGATCTCGTGATTATGCAGAAGGGTGTACTGGAAACGCCTTAATCATGAAGCGATACCTCGACGAGCTCGCTCCGCTGATCTACGGCGCCGAGGAGAGGGTGGGGGCAACAGTGAGCGATGATAGGGCATATCACGGGACAGTGGCGTTCCACCGGCACGTCAATTGCGAATGTGGGCACGGCACCGATGTCCACGAAGGCGACGAATATGGCTTCTGCCTTGTGTGCGACTGCAGCCACTATCGACCCGTTGTCAGGGCGATGCCTGATGTGACGGCGGGTGAACAACAATGACCACATGCCGCGTATGCGACGGCCGCTCAACACTGTTCGTGTGCACCGTCCACCTAGGCACCCTCCAATCCACACTGAATGACCTGCCGTGGTGGCTGTCTCGGTTGGATGAGTCGGCACGCGGTCAGGCGAGGCTCGGGGATGGTGGACGTCGCGCCGTGAACCGAGCGCATGAACTGGACGAGTACACCGGGCCGAACGATGCCGAGAACGCGATGAGGCTGGAGCGTGACATCACCTCGGGGAACTTCGCCCTCGACAAGGTGCTGGCCGGCGCAAGGATCAACGGCAAGGCTGTGCGACTGCGAGACGCTGCACACAATGACCTGGGCGGCTGGGTGCGGCACCTGTGTGAGTCGCGGGGGATTGAGATGCCCCATCTACCCGGTCCAGAGTCGTCCGCACGGTGGTTGCGCAAGCACGTCAACGCCATTGCGGCCGATGAGACTGCGGGGGAGTTCTACAAGGCGGTCGTTGATCTCGTCGACGGGATTCGGCATGTCGTCAACCGGCCTGAGCCGCCGCAGTTCTGTGGCCCCTGCACGACCGAGCTGACCGATGAGCAGCGGGCACAGCTTCGAGAGCGCAAAGAGGATGACCGGACGCATTGCACAACGCAGCTCTACGCCCGACGCGGCAGCGACACGGTGACATGCCCGTTCTGCAAGGCGGAACACAGCGTCGACGAACTGCATCGCCAGCTGGACGTCAAGCTCAATGAGCTGAGCTTCACCATCACCGAGCTGGTCGACGTGGTGCTGCCGAAGCTGAACTGCCACGTCAAACGGCGGTATCTCCAGTACCAGGTGAAGCACATCAGCCCGAGTGGCTACGAGGTGAACCCGAAGAACCATCAGCAGGTGGACAGGTACCTGTTCGCGGATGTGCGCGAGAAGTTGGAGCAGCAGGGGAAGTTGGAGACGGCGTGATGGACAGGAAGCACCGCGCCAGACATCGCCTGGCTGACAGCGAAAGGACGCTGGGCATTCTCGTGTGGCAGCCCATCGGGTTCTGTCGTCGCACTGGATGGGTGAACGGCGGATGGGAATATGATTTAAGCCTTTGCCCGGCCACGCGCTATCACTATGACGACGACGACAACCTGGTCGGCACTACCAACTATCTGGGCCACCTGCGCGAAACGGCGGGGACGCTCGGCCGGTAGAGCACCTGATAAGAATCACATCAGTGTCATTTCCGTGATATTGTCGCGCGCATAGGGTGCCTACGAGCGCGCCTTAAATCGCCCCGGTGACCACTCGCCCGGGACATTCGCACCCCTCGGAGCACCGCCCAGCTCCATCCCGAAACCCTCGCCCAGGGAGTTCTGACATGACCATTCTCACCGTAATCGTCGATGGCCGGACAGTGTTCGATCGTGTCGTCGACGACTACACCAGCAGTGACTTCAGCACGGGAGAGTTCGCGCTGAAGGCCAAATACAGCCCCGCTGAGTACCGGGCGCAGCGATCCACCGATGGTGGCAAGACCTGGGAAAACACCCCTGCGCTGAGCCCTGAATTGCTATCTGCCATTCGCCGCGCCCACGAGTTCCAAGCCGGTCGTTAGATGCCCCACCCCGCAGCCCCCCTCCTCGCCGCCGACCTCGGCCGCCTGGAGCGCACCAACAGCAAGGGTGAGCGCGGCTGGGTGCAACTACCCGGCTTCATGTCCACCGCGGGCATGGGTGACGAGCAGGCCGCACAACACGGGCTACTAGCACTCGCTGTGTCCGAGGCGATCCTGGAGACGCTGGAGAGCAAGCACGGCTACCAAGTGCTCAGCAAGGACCAGATCGCCGCCAAGATCAACGCAGCCACCACCGCCCTCACCGCGCCGCCCGAGAAGACCACACTGCGATGCAAGCGCTGCAACGGTGCCGTGCTGAACGTGCGAGTCGATGACAACCGGGTGGACGTAGGGCTGCTGTCTGCGGCGTTGGGTGCGCATGCGGAGGTGTGTCGGTGAGCACTCGCATAACCATCGTCGACGATGGCAGGGTCGTGCTCGATGAAGAGGTCAGCGCCTACCAGATCAACACATGGACGCCACAGGGACATGGTGATCCGTGGGGCTTCAAGGTGACTGCATCGAACGGGAACATCCCGGCACACGAGGAGATTCAACTGCCGGCCAGCGTGGATGGCATCACCAGCACCACACAGCATCGACTTGAGGACGAGGCTGGAGAGGCAATCGCTGAGTTCCTGGCCCAAGAGCTCGAACAAGGCGACCAGTGAACCGCGCGCAACGACGAGCGGCCGGCATACCCTCGCGACCTAACATGATCCCCGAGACGCTGCGCAAGGAATACGCCGGCGCAAAGAAGACCTACGACCGCGACCAATCCATCCAGTTCGTCGCCATGCTCGCCGCCAACCTCAACAACCTGCTCGGCGCCAAGGAACAGCTGCCCTGGGTCCAGTCGACCATCGAACGGCGCAGTGACGGATTCAGCCTGCACGTGCAAGTGGTAGCGCCGAGTGTGGGTGAGGATGCTGAGGTGCTGGGGTAGCAGTGGCCCCGCCACGTACTCAGGCCCAGCGCATCCGCTCAACCAGAGCATGGCAACGGTTGAGCAAGCAGGTCTGCGTCGAGGAGCCAACCTGCTGGCTGCGGCTCACCGGCTGCACCATCCGATCAACCGTCGGTGACCACATCATCCCCATCTCGTCCCGGCCAGACCTTGCGCTGATCCGGTCCAACATCCACGGCGCGTGCAGCCCCTGCAACAACAAGCGCGGACACCTGCCCCCCGAGCTGGCCCGAGAGATGTACGGCACCGCAGTCCACTCGGAACCATCAGCTCCGGCCCCGGCACTAGGCTTCTTCGAGGCATAAGTGCAGGTCAGGGCTTTTTTTGTGCATAAGCCCAGGTGAGACCGCCAATGTTCCTTTCGCGGTGTGTACGGAGTCTGGGAATCGAGATCGAGTCTGGGAATCAGGAGGGCGCGAGATGGCTGGACGCGGCCCCGCCCCAGGTCAGGGTGCTAAACCGGCTGGTGAACGGCGTCGGCGTAACGCGCCAGCGGCCGATGAGTTCGAGGTGGTCACACCTGATGGCGAGCTGCATGGCCCAGAGCTTCCCGACACCCACGACTGGCCGCCGGCAACCTTGGCTTGGTGGAAGACGTGGCGTGAGTGCGCCTTGGCGCCGAAGTTCACGGCCACCGACTGGTCTTTTCTGTTGGATACCGCTGTATTGCATGCCGACTTCTGGTTGGGAAATCGGGCGCTGGCTAGCGAGTTGCGGCTGCGGGTGGCGAAGTTCGGTGCCACGGTTGAGGATCGGGCGCGGCTGAAGGTGGAGATCGGCGACCCGGATAAGCCGAAGGCGCCGCGTCGTCTGCAGACGAAGTCGGGCCAGGATCGCAAGACGCGACTGTTGCGGGCGGTCGGCGACAACGGAACGGCGGAGTAGTGGTCACCGCAGTAGTCGCCCAGACGAAGGAGTCGGCGAAGGCCCTGGCTTGCGCGCTTGGCGTGGAGACGCGGCACGTCTTCGGTGCAAGATGTGAGCGAACATTCGAGGGCCTGCGCGCAGAACTGGTGTACATCGACGCCACTGCCGAGTTAAGCCCTCGATTCCTGAGCACGATCCGTGCCACAGTTTTGAAGACCGGGCCTCGCGGCGGACAGATTCGATTCGTCGATTCCGATGGCCACGCCGTCAAGTCCTAGCCAGTTCCGCACGCTGGGCTTCTACGCGATTGCGTGGATTGAGAATTTTCTGGTTCATGGCCCCGGTGATGTTCAGGGGCAAGCGATCGATCTCGACGACGAGTTCGCGACCTTCATCCTGAAGGCGTATGAGGTTGCAGACACTGGCAGTCGGAAGGTTCGGCGCGCGTTCCTCTCTCGGGCCAAGGGCCGCAGCAAGTCGGGCCTGGCCGCAATGATCGAGTGCTTCGAGGCGCTGGGTGAATGCCGGTTCGACCACTGGGCCGAACCTGGCGAGGTGTCCGACTGGGGCTACGAGTACGAGCCAGGCGAACCAGTCGGCCGGCAGTTGACCTACGTCGAAGCGCTGAACGTGGCCACCGAGGAATCGCAGGCCGGGAACACCTACGACGCCGTGTATTACATGCTCCATCCCGACACCTGCTCACCTGAGCTGCTGACGTACTACGGCCGGCTGGATGTGGGCCTGACGCGGATCAACCTGCCGAACTCGCGTGGCTTCATCGAGCCGGTATCGGCAGCCAATGAGTCGAAGGACGGCGGCAAGTCGACGTTCATCGTTGCCGATGAGACGCACCTGTGGCTGCCACCCATGAACGGCGTGTTCAAGCTCGGGAAGATGCACCAGACGATGGTGCGTAACCTGCTCAAGCGCAAAGAGTCGTCCGGCTGGATGCTTGAGACGTCGACGATGTACGCCGAGGGTGAGCGGTCGGTCGCGGAGGGAACGCACGACCACGCAAAGCATCTTGCCGAGCTTGGTCGCAACGACGGCAAGCTGCTGTTCGATCACCGGCAGGCGTCCGAGAAGTGGGAACTTGGCAAGCGGTCGGATCGCATCAAGGCACTGAAAGAGGCGTACGGACCAGCCGCGGCGTGGATGGACCTCGAGGCCATCGCCGATTACTGGGACGATCCCCAGGCGTCCGAAGCAGAATTCCGACGGTTCTTCCTGAATCAGCCGGTGCCACTGGCGGCGCCGAACATCTTCGACATCGTGCGGTGGTCATCACCACCACTGCTGGACAAGGATGTGCCGCCGCCGGACCGCGCAGTGCTGACGCTCGCAGTGGCGCCCAATCGCCGTTGGGCCTGCATCGGCGTTGCGGGGGAGTCGGCCGGCCGGACGGTGGTCCTGTGCCACTCCATCCGAGGACTATCTGGCGTGGCCGCGAAAGTGGTCGAGCTGCAGAACGCAAGGGACATCTCTGAGTCGGTGCGACTGGCCGGCGCAGCGGCCCGGGTGCTGATCCCCGACTTGACTCAGGCCGGCGTTGAGTTCGAGGTCATGACCCAGACCGAAATGGGCGCGTCGTGTGGAGCCTTCCAGCAGGCATTTCAGGACGGTTCGCTCGTCCACGTCGGCCAACCAGAGCTCGACACCGCAGTGGCCAACGCTCAGACGCGCATGGTCGGCGAGTCAGAGCAGTGGGATCGCCGCGATCCCAAGGTGGACGACTCGCCACTCGTCGCCTGTTCAGCGGCGCTGTACCGGTGGGGCCTCCAAGATGCCCCCATCCCCGCGATCTACTAGAGGAGGTGTGACGCTTGGGATTCTGGAGCAACCTGTTCGGCGCCACCCCCGACGGAGTGACCGCCAACAGCAATGGTCCGGCCAACTTCGCCGGCGGTGATCCCGATGGTGTGGAGATTCAGGGTGAGATCGTGGAAGCGCGCGCACTGCCGTTTCCACAGCCGTCCGGGTGGGATGGCTGGCCGGTCAACTGGTCGACTCCCGGGTGGGGCAGCCAAGCTGGACTCAACAAGCTCATCGACACGGCTTGGACCTGTCTAGACCTGAATTCCAGCGTCCTGGCCTCAATGCCGGTCTATCGGATGTCATCGGGGCAAGTCGCGCAGCCCTTCTCGTGGATGACCAATCCCGACCCGTCCATCTACAGCTCGTGGCAAGAGTTCGCCAAGCAGCTGTTCTGGGATTACCAGATGGGCGAGGCGTTCGTGCTGCCGATGGCCCATGCTGCCGATGGCTACCCGCTGCGGTTCCGCGTGGTTCCGCCGTGGCTGATGAACGTCGAGATGCGTGATGGCCGGCGCGAGTACAAGCTCGGCGCCGCCGATGTCACGTCGGAAATTCTGCACGTCCGGTACCAGTCGACAACGGCAGATGCTCGCGGGCATGGTCCACTCGAGGTTGTCGGCGCCCGCATGACGGCCGCGGGGATGCTTCAGCGGTACGCCAACAAGATCGCCGAGACTGGCGGCACGCCGATGTACTGGATGGAGATCGACCGCCGCCTCAACGAGTCCGAGGCGAACGATCTCCTGAACCGCTGGGTCGAATCGCGCACCCGGCGCGCCGGTGAGCCGGCGCTGGTCTCGGGTGGCGCGAAGCTGAGCCAGGCGAACTCGATGAGCGCGCGCGACATGACACTGCTCGAGCTGGCCCAGTTCAACGAGGCACGGATCGCACAGGCGCTCGGCGTGCCACCCCATCTCGTTGGCCTGCCATCGGGCGGCGACTCCATGACGTACTCAAACGTCGAGTCGCTGTTCGACTTTCACGACCGCTCATCACTGCGGACCAAGGCGGCTGCGGTCATGCCAGCGCTCTCAGGATGGGCACTGCCACGAGGGCAGTCGCTGGAGCTGAACCGCGACGAATACACCCGCCCATCCCTCAAGGAGCGGGCCGAGTCCTACAAGATCCTGATCGAGGCGGGCGTGATGACACCCAGTGAGGCTCGCACGATGGAGCGGCTACATGGGCCGGCGCCGGAGATCGCACTACCCACTACCACCACTACTACCTCGGATACGCCCGATCCGGCTGCACTGTCGTTGACCGGAGGAGATGACGCATGAGCGAGTTCGCAGACGGCCAGCCGATCGAGGCGCCCATCGAGCACCGCTATGCCGGTGTGACCGTTGACAACGTGGACTTCGCGCAACGGCTGATCACTGTCGTCGCCGTGCCCTACGAGCAGCCGACCCTGGTCGAGTACCGCCAGGAGCTGTGGAACGAACTGTTCGAGCGTGGCTCACTGGACACCGTTGCCGCAGCGCCACACCGCGTGCGAGCCAACCGCGATCACAACAAGAGCCGCACCGTCGGCAAGGCGATGCGCTTCTGGCCGGACCGCGCCGAGGGCCTGGTGGCCGAGGTCCGAATCGCCAAGACGCCGCTGGGTGACGAGACCTTGGCGCTCGCCGACGAAGACATGCTGTCATCCAGCATCGGCTTCGGTGTGCGCATGTCCGATCAGGTGCTCGATCGCAAGACGATGACCCGGCGCATCAAGAACGCCTACCTCGACCACCTCGCCTTCGTTGAGAGCCCCGCCTACGTTGGCGCTCAGGTGCTCTCGGTGCGCGGTGGCCTGGTCACCCCCGATGCTGCGACCCTGCAGCCTGTGCACACCCCCATCTTGGACGAACTCGCTGCAGATCCGATTCTGCAGTGGGCGTCCCAGCGGCTCGCCAAGTAGCCGCTGAGCGCCGAATCGCAGTAGGCGCACCACCCGACCGAATGGCAGTAGGTCAAAGGGCCGAACCGCAGTAGGCCGCAACCCCTTTGAAACCCATCCGAAAGGAAACTGCCATGTCCGGCACCAACATCAACAGCGGCGACGAAATGATCCGTCGCCTGGAGGACGAGCTGCGCGAGAAGCAGACGTTCGCCAACGAGATCATCGCCCGCGCCCAGGCCGGCTCGCGCGACCTGAGCGACGAGGACAAGAACCTCATCTCGGAGACCCGCGGCCGCATCGAGAAGATCAAGGGCCAGCTGGAGACCATCGAGGATCTGTCGCGCGTCTCCTACGAGTCGTCCAACCGGGCCAAGCAGGTCGGCCAGGCCATCGAGCAGATGAAGGGCCAGCGCAACGTGGGCGAGGTCGAGTACCGCTCGGCCGGCGCGTACGTCATGGACAGCTACAAGAGCCATCTGGGTGACCGCGACGCCCAGGAGCGCCTGGAGATGTTCGCCCGCGCCGCCGCGCACCAGAAGACCTCCGACAACCTCGGCGTCGTGCCGGATCCGGTCATCGGCGAGGTCGTCAACTTCATCGACGCCGCCCGGCCGATCGTGTCCGCCCTCGGGCCGCGCGACCTGCCGTCGAGCACCTGGCACCGCCCGCTGGTCACCCAGCACACCAGCGTGGCCAAGCAGGGCACCAACGGTGCTGCCGCCGACGAGAAGACCGAGCTGGTCAGCCAGAAGATGACCATCTCGCGCCTGACCGCGAACGCCGTGACCTACGGCGGCTACGTCAATGTGTCGAAGCAGAACATCGACTTCAGCCAGCCCTCGGTGATGGACCTGATCATCAACGATCTCGCCGCGCAGTACGCGATCGAGACCGAGGCTGCCACCGCCGATGCCCTCGCGTCGACCGGCACCTCGGCAGTGTCCTACGACCTGACCCCGACGACCGGCACGCCCGCCGAGGCAGTCGCGGGCGCGCTGTGGACCGCAGCGGCAACGGCGTACGCAGCCGTCAAGGGCCAGGGCCGTCTGGTGCTGGCGGTGTCGCCGACGGTGCTGAAGAACTTCGGCCCGCTGTTCGCTCCCGTCAACCCGCAGAACGCGCAGTCCGGCGGCTTCTCGGCCAGCGGCTTCGGCCAGGGTGTCATCGGCACCATCTCGGGCATCCAGGTGGTCATGTCTTCGGGCCTGTCTTCGTCCGAGGCGTTCCTGTTCTCCACTGCCGCGCTGGAGGTGTACGAACAGCGTGTCGGCACCCTGCAGGTCACCGAGCCCTCGGTCCTGGGTGTGCAGGTGGCTTACGCGGGCTACTTCACCCCGCTGGTCATCAACGACGACGCGATCGTTCCGCTGACGGCGGCCTGATGTTCGTTCGTAACGGTGAAGTCTTGGGGTCGGTTCACACCGGCCCCAAGGCGGATCCGAGGCCCCAGAACACGATCGAGATCACGGTCGGCGGTGAGCAAGAGGGCGGCCCGGTCACCGTTGCCGACTCCGACGTCCCGCCGCGCGCAGGTGCGGGCAGTGGCCGCAAGGAATGGGCCGAGTTCCTGGACTCCAAGGGGATCGAGTACGACCCCGACCCCGAGGTGGATGGTCGCAACGACCTGATCGCCAAGTGGGACGCCTACGAGGACAACAGCGGAAGCGAGCTCTAGATGGCCACCACAACGAAGCTGCAGGACTTCCTGGGTCGATGGTTGACCAACGGAACCCCCGGGACCACGCAGGCAACTGATCACCTGGGCCGGAATGTGGCCGCGTCCAACAAGGACTTCATCGGGCGCTCGCTGACGTTCGACAACCCGTCTGCATGGGCGCAGACCACGGAGTACGACGCGGGCGACCGCGTGCGCCTTGCTGGTGGGCAGCTGCTTGAGGCAACTGTAGGCGGCACATCGGTCACCGGATCCGCGCCGACGGCACCGGGCTCGGTGGGCGGCACGGTCAACGATGGCACCGTGACCTGGAAGCGCATCAAGTAACCCCAATGACCGAGATCGCTCTCAGTGACTTGCCGGCGTCGACGCTCGCCAAGTTCGCCAACAACACCGAGGCTCAAGCGGCGCTGGATGCCGCATTGTCTGCCGCACGGCGGTTCACAGGCTGGCCGGTGTCGCCGGTAGTCACTGAGGAGTTGACTCTCGATGGTCCGTGTGGGCAGGTTCTCGACCTGCCCACACGGAACCTGCTCGACATCGTTTCAATTACCGAGAACGGCAGCGCCGTCGCCAATCCCGAATGGTCGACCACGGGCGCAGTGCGCAAATCGTCGGGCGCGTCGTGGGGCTGCAGGTACCGCTCCATTGTCGCCGAGATTCAGCACGGATACACCGAGGCTGAGGCTGCTGACTGGCGTAGCGCGATCGTGGCGATGGTCGGCGACATGGCATCGTCGGCATCGGACGCACCACTGATCCGCAAAAAGGTCGATGACATCGAATACCAGTGGGGCACTGAGGCCGAGGTCGCACTGAACTCCGTCAGCTACGTGCTGGAGAGCTACCGCCTTCACCCGGTGTACTTCGCGTGAGAAACACCGATTTCGGCACCCAGACCGTCGGCTTCGTCAGCCTCGTCGGCACTGGCGAGTTCGACGACTTCGGTTTCGAGATCACGACCGAGACCGAGGTTCCGGTCTACGGCTGCCGGCACCGCCCCCTCAGTGCCAAGGAAGCTGCCGAGGCGCTGGGCAACGTCGCTGAACAGATCTGGAAGACCACGGCACCCCCCGAGGCCGCAGCGATCGCGGCTGCATCGACCGGGAAGCTCAAGGTGGACGGCAAGACGTACCACATCCTCGGTGGCGCTCAGGCTTTCGAGGACTACGTAGACCCGTTCAAGGTCACCATCCTTTCCGAGTTCTACCCCGAGTAGGAGTGATCGTGAGCTACTACAACGTGATTCGTGAGTGCGTCGTCGGCAAGCTGCATTACGCGAAGCCGACCGTCCAGCCCATCGAAGTCGATGACGAGACGGCAGCTCCGCTGGTTGCGGAAGGCGCGCTGGAGCCGTACGGCAGTCGCATCGATCGGCAGGCGGCCTATGGGATCGCCAACGCTCTGGCCGAGGGCGTGGACGTGGATGTCGCCGATGACGCGCAGATCGAGGAATCGCTTGTCGGCGAACAGCCAAACTTGCCCGAGAAGCCAAAGCCTCGCCGCGGCGGGCGCAGTCGGAGTTACTGACGCGAACGGCGCACCACACAAGTGGTGCGCCGCTGCAGTAGATCCCTCGCCTCGCCGTGCCCTGACCGGCCTTGCCAAGGCTCGCCATGCCTGGACATGCGACCAAAATTCTACCCCAACTTACGGGAGGTGCCGTGGCGAAATTGAGCGACCTCATCCCCCAGCCGGACATCGATGCAGCGCTTGAAGGTGACGACGCGGTGGTCTCGTACAAAATCGCGGTCGCGAAACAGGGCGTTGAGTACGCTCGCTCCATCGCGCCTGTCGACGACGGCGACTACCGCGACGGGATCAGGATCGGCCGCTTGGGCAATAGTGGTGTGGCCGTTGAGTTCTCCGACTACAAAAGCCACTGGGTTGAGTTCGGCACAGAGGACCAGGAGCCCAATCCGGTCCGCGCGAAGACCGAGAACCACCTCGGCGAGACGGTTAACAAGTGACCGCACCACTCAAGCCGGGCACCACCGCGGTCAACGCCGAGATCTTCCTGCGCGCGTGGCTGTTGCCGATTGTGACGACGACGCCGGCGGCCGCAGCCATCGGGTCCAAGATGTGGGCCACAGGATTGCCGAAGCCGTACCGTGCAGTCCGCAGGATCACCGGCCCGCAGACGATTTACAGCGACGAGCCCGTGATGCACGTTCACACATTCGGCGCGGACTACTCCTCGGCCTCTATCGCGGCCACGGCGACCGATGACCGGGTGCGCGTACTCGTCGAGTACCCAGGCTGGTCGACCACACTTCCTGATGGGCGCAAAGTCTGCTGCACCCTCGCGAAGATTGACGCTGCTGCACACGAGGAGCCTTACTCGGCGGAATCGGTTGTGACGCGGTTTGTTTCCGAGTACCGCTTCATTCTCTCGTACACCTGAGTTCTTTCAAGAAGCCACCCCCGTGCACCTCGCACAGGGGGTTAACCGTCGGCGATCAGACGCCGACACACCCCCTGGGAAAAAAGGAGAATCACCATGGCGCAGCCACTTACGGGGACCACGTGGATCGGGGCAGGTTTCGCCAACCTCAATCCCGAGACCTTCGAGCGCGGACCGAATCTGCGCGTGTTCGTCCGCGATGCTCGCGGCACGGCCACCGACATCAGCCCGCACAACCCGGACGGGTCCGTGCGGTACTCGCCGTTCGCTCAGGATGGCAAGTTGCGCGGTGACCTGCTCGCCCGCGTGAAGAGCAACGGGTACTGGGTGACCAACCCCGAACCCAATCAGGGCTTTCTCGATGTCGGCCAGTTCAAGGATGGCTCCGGTCCGAAGACTAGCCCGAACATCAAGCAGAGCCAGTACCGCGTGATCCAGAGCAACTGGTCCTACCACACGGCCATCACCGAAGAGTCGGAGATGTTCTCGTTCATCCCGGTGGATACCGGGCTCGCATGGAACCAGCACCTGCGCAAGAACCTCCGCCTTTCGGACGCCAATGGCAACATCATCGTTCCGGACCAGGGTCAGCTGAACGCTGGATTCTCCCGACTTGCCTCGGGTGGGAACCCCGGGCGCCAGTTCTTTATCGCCCGAGAGCTGCTACCTCCGAGCGGATTGCCGATCTGGAAGTTCGATGGCTACGCCTTGGCGTACCACTACGACATCGGCGACTCCAGCATGGACAAGGAAGAGGGCGAGGGTGCCGAACTGACCTACGACCCGGTGCTCGATGGGGTCATGATGGCGATGGCCTACAGCAACCAGGGTGTGTTGGAGTATCAGCCGGTGCTGATGCACACCTGGTACGGCGGCCCGGGCTGGACAGCTCAGGGCGGGGTGCCGGAACTGCTGGCCGCGGCGCCGGTCGCCACCGCCACCGATGCCCTCACTGCAACTCTGGCATTCGGCGAACCGACCGGCGCGGGCGATCCTTGGAACTACTCTGACGCCCCGGCCGGCGTGCAGCAGTCCACCGATGCCGGCGTTACCTGGGGGCCGCTGATCGAGCCCGAAACGGTAGCTGTGTCGGGCGGCACCGTCACCCTCACCGTCACAGGTCTCTCGACAGGCGCATCACGCCTGCGGGCGACCGTCATGGGCACCAATGGTGCGGTGGCGACTACGCCGAACTCCAACAGCGTCACGATCACCTCGTAACAGACCTCACCGGGTTGGGCGTGTGGAGACGTCCTGGGCGGCGTCCAACCCGGTGAGCTCGACGCCCGCAGCCCATAACGTCATTCGCCCAACGAAGGAACGCCCCATGTCTGATGACGACAAGCTCAAGCCCATCCGCCCCGCCGAGGCCGCCGAACAGGCCGCCGAGTTCCTGGGGTTCACTGCTGGCGTCAATTTCGACCTCGATGACGGTAAGACTTGGCGACTGCCGAACCCAAGCTACCTGCCGCGAGATATGAAGCAGCGGTACAAGAATCACCTGCGCTTCCTGTCCAAGAGCCTTGACAAGGCTAAGGTTAAGTCGACCAACCCGGTTACCGGCAAGGTCCAAGAGGCAGAGCAGACGGTCTGGCCGTTCGAGTACCAAGGCCAACTGGTCGACGAGGACGAGCTGCTGTGCATCGCGCTGATGGGCGAGGATGTCGATAAGGATCGCGAGGCGTACTTCGCCAGCGAGGGCGAGACACTGCCGCCGGTCTACGAGCAGTTCCTGGCCGCCGGCGGTGTGGCTGGGCAGATCCAAGGTCACTGGCGCGTGATGGAGCTACAGATGGAGGAGCGCGTCAAGCGTGATCCCAAAAGTCGTTGAGGCACTTGTTGTTTGGCTGCGGTGGCCGAACGAGATCGAGTTAGACCTACTCGACCGCAACATCGACATCGGTCTCTGGCACACGCTGGCGATCAATCCCCAGACTGGCGGCCCCTACCTCTCCAGTCGCAGGCTCTTGGTTCTACTCGACGAACTACCCGACAGTAGCCGGTTCAAGAAGGCGTCTGAGCGCAATGGAAGACGGTCTCGGGATGAAGAGGTCCGAGAGGACACCCACAACGAGATCGCCTTGCTGCGAGCGTCTTTCCATGTAGCGTACGGCGGTCAAGATGCGGCCTACAAGCCGTACCTGTACCGCGATCCGATCGACGAGAAGATCTTCGCCGAGCGCGAGGCAGCGAAGGCCGCTCGGGGTGCGCAGAGCATCAACGACTTCGACGCCCAATTAGGTCACTCATGA